AACATAGACAAAACAGAACTGGCGGTAACACAGAAATCTTCATTACCATCTCCGATGCCTGATTGATACTCATCAAGCATTCCACGGAAGTTTTCGAAGTTCTCAACTTTACCGTAGAAGCAGAAGATAAGACTATTCTTATTGAAGAACAATCTAGCGAGTTTCATAGTCTCTTCGAACGTGTCATTGATGTGGACGGAGTGATTCCCAACACCAAACAACTCACGAATCTCTTCCTTCGCCTTCCGAGATGATTCGTCATCATCAAACTCAACCATGAATGCAACAGTAGGTGCATCGATATCACGGAAACACAATTGTGCCTTTTGCATTGCACCTGCGTATGAGTTTGATGGATCACCAATCCAATCCTCACCGTCGTAGGTTTGGATCATGAGGTTGTGTGCAAAGTTTGTTCCAAGATGACCACCGATGCCTTTTTCGTGAATCAACATACCATGCTTTGATAGGATGTCCCGAACTTTCATCGCTGTTTCGGCGTTGGTGGTTGCGGTGGGAAACAGAGTAACAATTCGAGTCTTGTTTCTTAGACGACAGTACTCTAGTGCCATTGCATCAAGAACTTCTTCGGGCATGCCTTGCCGCCGGAAGAAGTAACTACTACAATCTCTTTGTCCTGCGGAGTCCTCTTCAATTGAAGACCAGATTGGTTTGTTGTGGAAAAGACAAGCAGCGATTCTATGTGAACCGTTTAGAGGTTGTCTATACTCGGTAATAGGAACCGAAGATCTTTCCTTGTCGAACCCATTGTCGCGGACATCATCAAGAAGTTCGTCATATCTTTCGACAAACGCCGCCTCTGAACTCTTGGTTGGATCATCGTACTCTTTGAAACCATTCCAATGTGCTAGGTGTTGTGAGTAAATCCAATGCCCATAAAAGGTGTCGTACTTGGATGCTCTGTACCTTGCGTACAAATGCTTTGCTGGAATATCAAATCGAGTGTTGAGGAGTAACTCATCACCAGTTAGCCACATAACAAAAACTCCTTTATCAATATCCGATTGTATGGATGACTGACTTCTTCTTTGTATTTAGGGGTTCTTTAGTCAGGTTCTCCCACTTGTTACTGCTGTCTCTTTCATCTGCCTGATAGAAGAAAGGTCTGAGTGGAGTAATGACGTTATACTTTTTCTGCACCTCATTCGCACACGCGATGTCAAAAGGTGTGTTGAGATTCCAGATGAAGTGTCTTGCGACTTTTTCACAGAATTCAACAGCACCCTTACTAGTCCAAAGGATAGCGTGAGTTGCAAAGACACCCTCGATCTTCGAGAAGCCGTTGTTCAGATATCTTGCTTGATAGTTCTTGTTTCCATGTGAAATGCCCAAGTAAACCGCATCTACTCCGGGTTCCACTTCAATTTCTGGCACAAAGTCTTCAGTGATCTTCGCATCATCTTCAAGAATCAAGAATGGAATGCCTTGCTTCTTGAGTCTTCTCATGCAATGAATGTGTGACTCAGCACAACCACGATAATGTCTAATCGTAGGATCTGCTTCTTTGTGTGGTGGGATCTTCAAGGCAGAGAAGCGAGTGGTGTTCTTGAAACCGTGTTCCTTGAACATCTCCTCCATTGCCTTATGGTTTTCGGTTGCGGAATCTAGACTGATCCACATTACCGGAATTTCACGAAGGTCAATTTTCATAACAAATCCTCTTTTACTTTTTCCCGATGTGGTACTTGGGACAAAGTTCCCAATCAGGCTTTTCACGGAATGACAAAATCTTGAGTTGGTTTAGTGGTAGTTTCAACACTTCAATTTTATCTGTATCAACTACCTCAACGAGTCCCCACTCCTCTAGGAGAGAAGTGATCGTGTTTCTTCTTGCGATATCTTTTTCGTCGATGTCGGTTGGCAATCCATCAAGAGAAAACAGTTCCTTGAAGTGTACGATGTAGTACTTGCCTCGTTTGTGGAGGATGTGACACGACTGGTAGAGTTTGTTTTCTCTTCTCGACGAAATTCCGATTCGGGTGAGTGTTTCTTTCACCTTCAAGAAATCGTCGGGTTGTGACAGTTTCACTTCCACTAGATCATCAACAGAGATCTTACTTTCTATTGGCATAACAAAATCCTTCTTAGACTCAGACGTTGAGTCAGTATTATGTAGGATTCTCTATGCCTTGCATGATATCCCGTATCTCCTCCAACTGCTCTTTGGACAAAATCTTGAGTGCATCTTTCGCCTTTTCGTTGGAATAACCGAAGTACGACTTGACTAGATCAATGTCTTTGACCTTACTTGCTTTCATCCACTTTCCAAAACGCTTCCTCTTGCGAGTTGCGAACCGATAATAATCAAACTGCATCTTATTGGGCAAATCCCAATATCGATTCATGTAGTTTGCCTGCATCAGAGTATCCAAGTGTTGCGACATTGACTTGTTGACAATGTAACCGGGATACTTCTTTTCCAACCAAGGATCATCATCAAAGATTCCTTGCTTGGAGTAGTTAGCAGCATTTAGAATGTCACCTAGTTTCACTTGAACTGACACTCCATCATGATCTCAGTAAGACATGCAAGCAGATTGATTTCTTGGTCTGCAACGAAAGCAGACTTGTACTGATACTCAGCGATAATCAAAACAGCGGCAGGAATAGACTGTGGTTGCATCCTCTCATAAAGAGAGTCATAGATCTTGCGTAGAATCTGGGCAGTATCGTTGCTCAGATTGTTTACGACCCACTCGCGAACCTTGTTGTATTCCTTTGTCTTGAGATGACTGACTAGATCACTGATCTTGAGATCACCAATCTCATTCAGAATCCCAACGTCAATCTCACCACCGACAGAATATCTCTGCAACTCGTTTAGGGTTCGTCTCCAGTCAGGCGAATGCTTGAGAATCAACTTCGCAAGAACACGCTCATCATACGAGACTCCCTCTGCCTCAAGAATGTGCTTCGTCCGATCCATGAATGAAACACACATCTTTCGCTTGTCTGTTTCATTGAAGCGAAAGTCAATACAAGTACATCGCGAGTGAATCGGCTCGATGATTCGATTCTTGAAGTTGCATGTCAGTATAAAGCGGCAATTATCAGAAAACTCCTCGATGAACCCACGAAGAGCAGGTTGCATTGAGTTAGCGTTTGCATAATCAAACTCATCAAGGATGACAATTTTCTTACCTCCAGATAGAGACACAGTGCTTGCAAAGTTGCGAATCTTCACACGAAGCGTGTCAATACCACCTTCCTCGGAACAGTTGAGCAGTAGATAATCCGCGTTCAGTTCAGAACACAATGCCCGGGCGATAGTTGTCTTACCGACTCCAGCACCACCGGAGAGCAGTAGGTTCTGTGACTCCTCATGAGAGAGCATATCCCGAAACGACTGCTTGATCGAATCGGGAAGAATGCACTCTTCAATTGTCTTAGGTCGATACTTCTCAACCCACAAGTATTGCTTGTCTGTTTCAACCGTCATATGATGAGTCCGAATCCAAAGCGATGTAGTAAGTCAGATCGCGAGTATCGTGGCTAAATTCAGCAACGACACCGGCAGCAACACCAACATTGTAATCACCCGGAAGCAACTTCAAATTCTCCGACTTGAGATAGAACCTGAAATCAGGCCCATCATAGGCAGGACACTCCAGATCAACAGAGTATGTGTTGCTGGTTGGATCCTCTTTGCTCAGTGCCGTGAGTTGAATCTTATCACCGTTCGGTTGAATGCAAAGATCTGCAAGACCAAGAACACTAGATGCACGAAGAACTTCGGTCAACGCATCCTGTAGGAGAGTGAAGTTTACCTTCACATCAGGCATGTTGAACTCCTTCGTCGGTCGGCAATCCTTGACCAACTTAGTATCAGCATAGTGATACTTCACAGTCTGTCCGCGAGAACCACTAATCGTGACGGACTTCTCTTCGAAGTCAAACGAAGGATTCTCGATACAAGACACAATACCAAGGAACTTGGTCAAGTCCCAGATTGCAAACTCAGTATCGAACGTCTCGGAGATATTCGCCTGAACCATGATGTTCTTCATGGGCGAAACAGTCACCATAGGTGTGTTCGGAATCACATGAACACTAGGATTGATAGAAGCAAAATTCTTCAACAGGTCTAGTGTGCTTTTGGATAGGGTTGTAGTAGTAGCAGTCATCATCATCTCCTGAACTTTTCGAAGTTGTCCCAGTCTTCCTCGAAGAACTCCTCGGGATCACGTTTTAGTTCGTCAACTTGTCTTTTCTTGTCGTGTCTGGCACGACGGCGACGTTCACTCTGTTCGTTCTTGTATGCCTGATACTGATCAAACTCATCAGGGCCAACAGTCTTCTTCTTGCCTTTATTCTTTTTCATACGAATTCCTGAATGTTCTCTAGCAAGTTATCAAGTCTCTTAGAAACAAAGTAGTCCATCACTCCCATCTCACGTTCGATGGGTTTATCGTATTCCGTATCAATACGCTCGTTGATTGTACTCGGAATCTGATTCAAGTCAATCATTGACTTGTTTCTTTCGTAAAAAGGTTGCTTGAGATACTCACCACTTTCGATGAGTTGTGCAAGTCTTTTCTTGGTGATTGGCTTTTGCCTTTTATCTGGATTGATCAGACAATCATCATCAGACATACAGTTTGGAACCCCATCACCAGAGTCTCCACGGATCACATGCTCAAGTAAAAACTGATCTGGATCCTCACATACAATAAACGATTTTGTCATCGGGCTGAATTGATCAACAGACTCGTACTTTTGCAACTGCTGGAAGTCTTTGTCTGAGGAGATGATTACGATCTTCTCTTGATCATGGAATCGATGACACAATCGAGCGATCACATCATCTGCCTCCACACCACGAATACAAACATGCTTGTATGGGAGGACGGATCTGATTTCGTCTCGAATGTCTCCCATGACCTGAAAGACTTCATCCCAATCAAAGTCGTACTTATCAGTACGCTCCCGCAACTTCTTGCGGTTCATCTTGTAGTTTTCAAATACATCTCTTCTCCAGTAGTTTCCGCCGTCATAGCACAAACAAACCTCACCGTACTTCGATTTGAACTGATTGCGATAGTTGCGGATTGAGTTGAGAAAAATATGTCTGACAAGATCCTCGTTGATCTCGTTGCCCTTTGATAGTTGGGAAAAGAGACTAGAGAGAATCACCTGACTAAAATCAATTAGAATCATGATATGCTTGAACAAGGATAGTGTGTTGACCAATACGGCCGCTGGATACCTTGCGTTCCTTTGTTTTGATAGATGACCAAGTGTTGTTGAAAGAACGAATGCCCTTGATCTTTGGCAGAACGGACTTTGGTTGTCTGATGGTTTTCATCAGTGAAAGGTCTCGATCAAAATTATGAATCGTAGTTCCCTTCACCATCAAACCATCATGACTGGTTGATTCAAACACCTGCAAGTAACGATACTTGGTATTGAACACCACCAGTTTTTTCGCACCAATGATTTTCTTTGGATCAATACTCTCGATACCAAGTTCATCACAGGACTTCATATAGTTGACTTTCCTAACTGCCTTCGCAGGATCAAACTTGACCGTTCGCTTCTTACGAGGCTTTTGGTTTTTGAGGTAATGATCCTTTAGGGTGCTAAGGATTGTCTCAATGCCTTTTTGGAGTCTTCGGAGTTTTCTCTTGCCTCCGAGGTACTCGTATGCTTCATTCAATTGTTCGTCTTTACCACTAAGTGCTAAGGTGACTTCATCAAGAACGGGAGTGTACATCTCACACAGGAGTTCCGCTTGTTTTGCGGACACCTTGTTTGTGTACAACCATCCCGTGAGTTTTGCATCGAATGACTTCTCCCCATTCATAACAGATTGGTGTAGAGAATCCATGATAACATTGATGTCACAACTAAGTCTATTCACCGACTCCTTCAAACGATCCGCAGGAGAAAGTCGAGGTGTGGGTGGACTATCATTTTTCTTTTGCTTCGTGGTAGCAATGATTTGCTCGATCTCTGATCTGATGGTCTTTAGAACATTGACCTCAGGCGGGCAACCTCTAGACAAAAGCCGGCAGTAATGACCTATTCGGTTGAAGTTCTTTTTGTCAGAACCTCTGGCCAGTTCTACCTCTTCCTTTGTCCAGTGACTATCAGAGGACTTCATCCAATCAAGAGTCCACTTCTTGTAACTCTTAGATGACCCTGTGTTT